GGAAGACGGTGGCGTTACTATCGACTTTGATCCTATGGCCATGGTTGGCCTTGATGACGGCGATTTCTATCGCAACTTGGCAGAGGAGTTGGACGATAGAGAGCTTGGTCGCCTATCTTCAGAGCTTCTAAACGAGTTTGACGCTAATAAAGCGTCTCGTTCTGAGTGGGAAGACGCGTATTCCAAGGGTTTAGAGCTTCTGGGTTACAACTACGAAGAGCGAACGATGCCTTTTCGGGGCGCTACGGGCGTCACTCACCCTTTGTTGGCGGAGGCCGCTACGCAGTTTCAGGCGCAGGCTTTTAACGAGCTTTTGCCACCTTCTGGCCCTGTTAGGACGCATGTTGTTGGTGAGAAGACCAAGAGCAACGAAGCGCAGGCGCATCGTGTAAAAGACTTCATGAACTACTACATCACCAATGTGATGGAAGAGTACACGCCTGAGTTCGATCAGATGTTGTTCTATCTACCGCTGGCTGGATCGACGTTTAAGAAGGTTTATTACGATGAGGCGATGGGCCGTGCGGTTAGCAAATTTGTGCCCGCAGAGGACATTGTGGTGCCTTACAGCGCGTCTGACGTGGATTCTTGCGAGAATGTAACGCAAGTTTTAAAGATGTCGTTTAATGATCTGCGTATTCGGCAGGTCATGGGCTTTTACAGAGACATTCCAGTAATCCCGTCTCAGGGTAACAGCAACGAAGTTACTGACCAGATGGACAAAATGGAAGGCGTAGAGCCAAGTAACGTGGATTATGACTGCACGTTGCTTGAATGCCATGTCAATTTGGATCTGGAAGGTTTTGAGGACATGGGGGAAGATGGCGAGCCAACGGGCATTAAGATCCCGTATACCGTCACGATAAGCGAAGATAACGGCCAGATACTGTCCATTCGACGCAATTTTAGAGAAGATGATGATCTAAAGAAAAAGATCCAATACTTCGTACACTACAAGTTCTTGCCCGGTTTCGGGTTTTATGGCCTTGGTTTGATTCATACTATTGGTGGTCTGTCGCGCACGGCCACTGCGGCGCTACGTCAACTTATTGACGCAGGTACGCTGTCAAATCTACCGGCAGGTTTCAAAGCCCGTGGCCTACGGGTCAGGGACGATGAGGAGCCGCTACAGCCCGGTGAGTTCAGGGACGTAGACGCGCCCGGTGGGGCTATCCGTGACTCGTTGATGCCTTTGCCGTTTAAGGGTCCTGACAGCACGTTGTTCCAGCTTTTGGGCTTTGTAGTTGATGCGGGCCGTCGGTTTGCCACGATAACGGACATGAAGGTGGGCGACGGCAACCAGCAGGCGGCTGTCGGCACGACGGTAGCGTTGTTGGAACAAGGCTCACGGGTCATGAGTGCGGTGCACAAGCGCCTGCACTATGGGATGAAGCAGGAGTTCAAGCTCCTTGCGCGGGTCATGTCGGAGTATTTGCCGCAGGAGTATCCCTATGCGGTGATGGGCGGTGATCGCACAATCATGCGTCAAGATTTTGACGATAGGGTTGATGTGGTCCCGGTATCGAACCCGAACTCTTTTTCGCAGGCACAGCGTATTTCTTTGGCTCAATCTCAGTTACAGATGGCTATGCAGGCCCCGCAAATCCATGATTTGCATGAGGCGTATCGGCGTATGTATGAGGCGTTAGGCGTCGATGATGTAGACAGGATATTGATTGCGCCTTCTTCTGAAGACCCAATACCGAAAGATCCGGCGCAGGAAAACATTGACACGATTGACAGTGTACAGTTGAAGGCGTTTGAGGGTCAGGACCATGACGCGCATATTATGGCGCACCTGACTTTTGGAACGGCACCTATGTTGCAGGCGATGCCTCAGTCAGCCATTGCGCTTCAAAAACACATCATTGAGCATGTAAAGCTCAAGTGTCAGGAAATGGCGACAGCGCAGTTGTTGCAACAGACGGGTGGTCAGGCATTGACTCCGGATCTGGAGCTTCAGTTAGAGTCCATGGTGGCCCAGATGAACGCGCAGGAGTTTGGTAAACTCAAGCAACTCACTGCTCAAGTAACTGGCCAAGGGCCTGACCCGCTTGTACAACTCAAGCAACAGGAGCTTCAGTTGGATGCTCAGAAGCAACAGGCTGATATGCAGATGGATCAGGCTGAGTTGCAGATGGATCAACAGCGTATGGCTAATAAGCAGACTGAGTTCCAGCAACGGCTAGCTAGCCAAGAGCGACAAACACAAGCTAGAATTGATGCGGCTCGTGAAAGAGAGCTATTAAAGATGAGGAATAACTGACATGAAAGTCAAAGTTAATGGTGCACCGCCTAAAAACCCTCCCACCCCTGTTGCCAAAGCTGAGATTCAGGGTCAGGGCTCAATCCCTTACGCCGTGGCAAAGGAAGAGAAAACGCCCAATACTATGATGGGTAAGTCTACAACCGGGAAGAAACGTGGCATGGGTGCCGCGCTTCGCGGCTCACGGTTCACTAGCTGTTGAGGTGATTTATGGCAGTCTCTAGAGAACGTTTAGACGCCCTATATAACGAGCTTTTTGGTCGCACCACGGGCGCAGGAGACGCGGGCGCAGAATACTGGATGGAATCCGGTTTAACTGGCGAAGCTCTTCGTGATGCTTTAATTGTAGGCGCTCAAGGTAGCGACAGAACCAACTATTTAGCGCAACAGCAAGCTATGGCGGATCGTGGCGCGACGGCACAAGATGTTAATCAAATATACATTGAGCTTTTTGGTCGTCCTGCCGAGACAGCGGGAGTTGAGTATTGGACGCAATCGGGTGAAACAGGAGAAAATCTTAGAGATGCTATTGCCTATGCGGCCTCCGCCAACGCCGCCGCTGGGCTTCCGGGCCAAGACTTTGCGTCTTATTCCGCTCGTCAGGAACAATTATCGCGAGGTACGACACCGTCAGGTTACAACGTTTATAGCCCGGAGTCACAGGATGGCGATGGAGCAGACACAACAGGTGGAGGCGGAAACGTAACCATTGGTCAACCCGGCGGGGGTGGTTCCACTACTCCAACAGTAACCGTTGGTCAACCCGGCGGGGCTGTTCCGGGGAGTGTTTATGGGTCTGGCACGGTATCTGGCACGACCCCCATGATTAACCCGTACTCTGTAAACCCTTATTCTTCTTACAATCTGACTCCAGAATTAATCGATTCGTATCGTTTTCAACAATTTTACAACCAAGGGTTGGTGAAGCCTCCGGTAGATCAAGGAATAGGTTCCTTGAGCTATTTTGGTATTCCGCCTAGTCGTATTCAAGCCTCACTGAGTGGATTCTGATGGTCTTACAAGCTCTAATTGGTCCAGTTACGGGACTTCTAGATAAGTTTATACCGGATGCGGACGAAAAAGCGCGGCTCGCGCACGAAATTGCGACGATGTCAGAGCGACATGCCCAAGAGCTTGCCAAGGGCCAGATTGAGATTAACAAGGCTGAAGCGGCACACAAAAGTATGTTTGTCGCAGGCTGGAGACCGTTTGTGGGCTGGACTTGCGGCGTTGCTTTGGCTTGGCACTTTGTGGGTCAGCCTATTGCTGTTTTTGTTATTACATTTGCTGGTGTGGACGCCCCTCCGCTACCTGTATTTGAAATGGAAAGCCTTCTTACAGTTTTGCTGGGCATGTTAGGCCTTGGTGGTTTACGCACCTTTGAGAAAACAAAAGCAGTAGCCCGAGAAAAATGACACCAGAGCAACTTAACGCATGGCGCATTATTCCACGGATACTAATGTTTGCCATGATTGGGATGACGTATAGAACCGTTGAATGGTTCATGTCTTTGCCTGATCCAAACCCAGAACAAGCGGCTTTGGTTAGCGTCATGACCGGTGCTTTAACCGGTGCTTTCGGGCTGTTTCTTGGCAAGAAAGAGTGACTTATAAATTCTTTACAGAAGAAGAGTTTGTTTGTCAGGAAACCGGCGAAAACAAGATTCTTCCGGAGTTTATTGAGCGTCTAGACGAACTTCGTGAAGCTTGTGCCTTTCCTTTTCACATCACTTCGGGGTATCGATCGCCAGAACACACCTTAGAAAAAGCCAAAGTAAAGCCCGGAACACATGCTCAAGGTATTGCCGCTGACATACACGTTGAAAACGGCATTGAGCGGCGAAAAGTTGTAGAAGAGGCTTTGAAACTAAACTTTGGCGGAATAGGTGTTGCAAAGACGTTTGTTCATGTGGATATTCGCACCACTGGACCTGTCATGTGGACATATTAGTTGCTCGTTTTAGACTGTCGTGGTATATAGATAAGACTTTCTGA